TCTCTACCATCTTTGAATCTATCTAATGCTAATGGTGTTTGATGTACTAACTTTCCGTTATCGTCAAACATATATAATCTTGTTTTATCTCTTTGTACCTTGTATCTAATCTTTACACAAGGCCCACCTTTTCTATCGTATGCCATCCAAGCAACGATTGGTACTTCATCAAACTCTTCCATTGATGGTGGTTTTACTTTTGGTATTTCATTTGGGTCAGGTCTTAAAAAGACATACATCAAACAACCAAATATACCAAAGTATAATAGTAGTTCTTTTATTTTATCATCCATTATTGTGCTATATATCTAATTGGTTCTTCTGCTAATTCAAATGATGTAGAATCATATGTGTAATACCATATCTCATCATCAATTCTAAAATGGTATACTCTACCCTCACCATCACTTTCGATGTTATACTGCCATTCATCATCCTCATCAGGTATACCTAATACTAAATTTATATTCATATTCCGAGTTCTACCAAATGTTGATAAAGGGTGATATGGCCAAGTTTCTGTTCCTTCTTCTAAAAGTTTATCACCAGCATATTGTTCGGCTCCTGCCCATATCTGGTCAACTACAGCTTTCTCTGCCCTCACGGTTGCTCTGTTTAGAACAGCGGACATCTTAGGAACTGCAACTGCAGATAATATCCCTAAGATGACCATAACCATTACTAATTCTACCAACGAAAAACCTTCATTCATTTTTTCTTTCAGTAGTTTTTTCATTCGATTTTTATTGTCCTTGTAAATCAGGTCTGTATACGACTTGATTTGGTTTGTAAGGTGGATTGGAATATCCTATCTCACCTGTTGTTTTATCATAAGTCCAAATTGCTAAACTGTCCTCTTTTCGTCTGTGTACGATTGAATTTTTATAATCATTACTTGCCTGACCTGTATAAATCCAATCACTATCTTTCATCTGAGTCATCAGAGTAGATTGTGATTTATCATATGATGGTGGTACTTTATTCAATGCATCAAATGGATTATCTGGCCAACTAACCACACCCTCTTCGATGAATTGTTCTTGACTATAAGTATCTAAGGCCGCGACTAAATTCACAAGAATTCCTTGTTCTGCTGCGGCCTCGGATTGTCTTACAATATCAGCAAATCGTGGTATAGATACTGCTGCGAGTATTCCCACAATTACCATCACCATTATGAGTTCCACTAAAGTAAACCCGTTTCTTTTATTCACTTGACAGACTTTCTCTAAGGCCTAATGTACCTGTAGTATCTGAATCTGTTCCTGTGTTGATTCCTGCATCATACTCCCACTTCCATCTGGTATTATCAGACCTTTGGTGGGTAATATATGCCGGGTCACCATCTACAAATGTCCACTCATTATCTGTATCTGCATTTGTACCATCAGTAGTATAAGTTTGTGGTTTGTCTTTTAGTGCATCAAATGGATTATCTGGCCATATTCCTCTACCACTATCTACCAACTTATGGATAGCATAGTTGTCAAGAGCGACACCGATATTACTTATAACTGCATCTTCAGCAGCTTCTTCTGCCTTTTCGATGGTATCCAAGTATCTCGGTATGGCAACTGCTGATAATACACCTAAGATTATCATAACCATTATCAACTCAATAAGAGTGAATCCGTTTTTGTTTTTTAGTTTCTTCATGTTCGTTCCTTTCGTGAACTGTGTTATTGTTTAAGGTACTAAAGTTTTATTAAGTTCTGCAGGGTTCTCAGTATCTATTACGATAAGTGCAGGTGCTTGAGCATCTGTACCAGAACCACTACCTGGTATTACTAAGTAAGCATATGAACCATCTTGAAATGGAGATGATATACCATTGTTACCAAAGTCTTTTTTGAAATCAAGTGCTCCATCAGTATCAAACACTACTGATGTTTCTGTATTCATCCAATTACCTTGTAAAGCATCATCGTCATCTGTTGCTGTTGAGAATAC